TCTATGTCATTAAGTGACGTTATCGTTCCGGAATAGCTCAATGGTAGAGCATTCGGCTGTTAACCGACAGGCTGTAGGTTCGAGTCCTACTTCCGGAGCCTCAAAAGCCCTTGACTTTCAATAGATTGTCGAGGGCTTTCTTATTTCCCTGTGTAATCCCTGCGTAATTTATAATTTCTCGATCGCAGAAAATAAAAAAGAGGCGGAGCCGTAAAAGCCCCGCCTTTCTTTATCTCTGATATATTTTCGGATTGATCTGAACCGGATATAAAACTGTCGGTGATCCGGCGGATCCGATTTCCCATCGAAACCCGATATCGGTATCGTCGCTCATCGGTCGGTAAAACTTTCCGAACCGGACGCGATCGATCTTTATGTTCGGCGTTTCGACGATACCGCCGCGGCCGTCGAGTACCGACTGACCTTTAACCAACGGAATTATATATTTATTTTGAATTTGCTGGAAGAAACCTGTCCCGGATGCGGGACGCGATATCTTTAACCTCCTGGGCGGCTACCTCATAAAGATCCTGGCCGAGTCCCTTCATCAGATCGCCGGTGCTGTTCGTTTCGGCCTTGATAAAGCTGTCAACGGTCTTTTTAGCGATATCGACCAGATCCTCTTGCGAGATCACGCCGTCTTTTTTCTGCTCCGCGCCCAGGCTCATCATAAAATCCGTGAACGCAGCTTCTGCCGCCTTCCTGACGCCGGCGCGCCCGTCCTGCAATCTCATCGCGATACGCTGATTGTCTATAAGTTTAATTCGCTTTTCGGCCTCTTCGTCGGATCGCGCGAAAAATGTTCTTACTTTCGGCTCGAGCCAGCCCATGAACGCCATGAAAAGAACCGTAAACGCGATCTGAAGCATTTCGCTGACGCTCATGTTTTTCGCGTCGCCCGGGGCCAGGCCGCCGGGACCGAAGGCGAATACCGCGCCCGCGAAAATCATCATTAAAACTACGATCCCTAAAGTTACGCTAAATTTTTTCATTTGAAATACCTTGCCTTTCTTTTTATTTCGATTTTCGAGAAATATAATTTTTATAAGCGTGATAAATCCTGCATAAAATATATACGTCAATCACGGTATATATTAACGTGCAGAATAATATCCAGACGATCATTTGATCGTCGCTTTGATTCTTGCCGGCGAGATCGAGCAGCGTATAGTTAAATCCGAATACATAAGACGGGATGAAATGTATCGGATAAGCAACGACCACGAACATCATCAGCAAAGGAGCAATTATTAATATCACCCCTGACATACCATGCCCTTTATTGTTCATAAATCACCTTTCTAATTAAATATCTTGTCCAGATTAGCCCATACCGCGACGATTGCGGCGATTAAACCGAGCCACGCTACAAAATCCGTGCGAATGCCCAGAACGCTCTTTTCCTTTGTTTCGTGGACGAGCATAAAATCGCCGGCCTTTTTCAGATCTGTTTCGTGAATTCTACATTTTTCAAGCATACCGTCAACGCGAGCAGACAAGGTTTTAGAATTTTCGTTTAACAAAGAGAAATTAATTTTAATGTCAATGAGCGCATCGCTCATGTCTTCCTGTTTTTCCTGTATCTTTTTGAGAAAATTAAATAGTGCTTCAAGATCTTGATTACTCATTGAAATCTGCCCTTTCGCTTGACAAGTAGTCATATTTCATCCTTTATTTAACATTATCACAAACGGATTGGCGCTGCCGTCCTTGAAAGGACAGCCAGGCTTTCCGAAATCTGCATGACAGCATATTTTTTTGACGTTATGCCGCGTTTTTATGTCTGCGATCAATGCAATGACCGCCGCTTCCTGGGCGTCGGTGAATTTGGTCCGGTTCGTGGATCCAGCGACCTCGATGCCGATCGAATTTTTATTGCCGTTCGTTCCGGCGTGCCATGCGACGGCGTCCTCCGGAACGAGCAGATGAACGTCACCGTTGAAGTTGACGAAGTAATGCGCCGAGCTTTTGCCGGTAGCGCGCGGGCTCGTAAACCAGTTCGAAATACTTGAAAGAGCCTTCACGTCGCCGAAGTTATCCGGCACGCCCTGGCTGTGAAGAACGATCTTGTCGATGTCTTTATTGGAGCCGCGCGCGCGGGCATTGCCGGCCAGAATAACGCGATCGCCGAGCGTCGATTTGATTATGAGCTTCGGCGGATCCGCGCCGTCGGTGTTTTCTTTCCCGCAAAATTTACAGATCATTTGACCATCCCCTTTATCCTTTATTTTGAAGTGTTTTAAGAATCGTGAAGTTATAATTCAGCAGATAAAACCGCTTCCAGTCCGGAAAAATGCTCGCCGCGAGCGCTTCGAAAGTGTTAAACCCGCCATACATGCCCCAGTTGCTGATGTGGTAGTAATTCCCGCCGAACATCACGATGCAGACCGCGTGACCCTCATTATCGCGAAAGCATGTCGCAAGGTAGCTTTCAGCCTCCGGAAATTTAATTCTAAAAACCCAGAGCGCAAAAAGCGCGAAATCGTCACAGTCGCCTTTTTTATCGCGCGCGAATACGAGCGGGTGCTTTGCAAAGTCGAGATCACCGTCAGATGCGTAGTAAAAATTGAAAGTCAAATATTCAGCGAGCTTATATAAAAAATCGATGATCCCGTTTGCTTCAGGCAGCGTTTCAAGGACCGCCTTTTCTGACGGCAGCGCCGAATAATTACTTGCGTAATCGAGATAACGGACGAACCGTTTTAGCCAGAGTTTAAGCTGATACATGGGAGCCTCCTTTATTTGCGCTGCAATGATACAGGCGCAGTTGTTGATGCGGTTGTTAAAAAATACATTGGGTCTATAAAAATAGATGTAGCGTCTAGAGCGAAGCCAACATAATAATTTGCATCTACTGCGGTTTGTAATTCGGAATTTGAACCAACAAAATAAGGGACTCCAGCCGTTAGTGATAATGAAGAATTTGTGATTTTAGTATAAGGTTTTAGTATTGTAAAATCACCAGAATTTCCAGATGTTATCGTTTCGTTGGCTATTGCCGAAATGGTCGATATGGTTGAGATTGTCGATATTCCGTTGAAATAAACTATTTTGCCTATACCTTTATTGGCCGAGTCCTCGTTCACAAGTAAAAGGTGTTTATTGTCTATTAAAGCACAAGAATTAAAAGTAACGGAAGACCCACTTGGCGGATTTGTGTAATATTGGGTTCCGAAGGAAACAACGTCTGGCGAAGTAAATTTCGCAATAGCATGAAGGCCCTTCGGCGTGCCGTCTGCAAAGGTAACGTATATTTGATTAGAATCTATTTTTGCACAGGCTTGGTCGCTTACTGCCGACCCAGTATAGGCAACTGGCGTTCCAAATGCTATTGTACTTGGTGCAGTAAACACTCCAATTACGCCATAGCCATAAGTAGTAGATTGATTTTTATACATTGTAAAAACGTGGGTAGAATCTATCGTTGCCGAAGCATGATGAATTGAATGAATCCCGCCAGATGCCAAGTAAACCGGAGTACCAAAGGCGATTGTACTGGGTGCGGTAAACACGCCCACTACGCCGTAGCCTTTGTCCTCCGCGTCGTTTCGATAGGATATAAAAACATGGGTGGAATCGATTGTCGTACAGGAAACATAATCTGTATCAGCGCCATCGGTTACCATATAAACCGGAGTTCCAAAGGCAATTGTATCAGGAGCGGTAAATACACCGATTACGCCATAGCCCTTTGTATTTGAAAGATTATTATATGCTATAAAAACATGAGTAGAATCTAAAGTAGAACAAGAGATTGAATCTGCATCCACGCCACCTGAAACCAAATAAACAGCAGTTCCAAAAGCAATGGTGTTTGGAGCCGTAAACACGCCTACTACACCATAGCCTTTTGTATTTGTTTGGTCACGAAAGGCCACGAAAACATGAGTAGAATCTAACGTGCAACAAGAAATATAACTGGCGTCAACACTTGATTTTAATAAAACCGGCGTTCCGAAAGTTACCAAATTAGTAACCGTATCAACAACACCGATGACTCCGTATCCCTTGCTACCAGCTTCATCTCTATATGCTACAAAAATGTGAGTTGAGTCCAATGCCGTGCATGAGGTATAACCCGTGGCTACGCCACTTGATTGTAAGTATGTAGCCGTATTCGCCGTTGGAATACATCCATTTAAAAACTTTGCCGCTTTCACGCCGCCGCTATTTATAATTTTAACTATATCTCCAACGGTTATATTTTCAGATGCGGTTGCTTCAATTACAATGTTCTGACCTGCGATCTGGTCGGGATTAACCAGACCGCTCTGCGCCATGCAAATATTTGCCGATATTAATATAATCGCTATTGCTAAAAAAATCTTTTTCATTTTATCCCTCCAAAATTATTTATTACTGATTAATATGATTTCATCACTGTCGTTTACTGCACTGATAAATGTAACTCTCGTCTTGCTCGATACATCTTCGGTAGTGAACAACCTTCGTGGCTGCATAATACCATTGCGGTACAACACTACTGCCGAGGTGTCATAGTCGGTATCGAATTCAAAAACATTTGAGCTGACAAAAACCGCAGTGTCTTCGATCGCTGTCGCTAATGGTATGGCCGCGAATTTTGCAAGGTGCGCGTTCGTATCTTCGTTATGCACCGCGACCTCTTCTGAGGTCATAGCCTTAGTCGCGAGCGCCGTGGTATCCGCTATGCCGTGAACATTTGTGGTGACGGCGTTATGGACGAGCACTTCTTCGCTAACCTGAGCTGGTGTCGCCTTCGCAGCCACTTCTGCGGTGGTCGCCGCGTTCACGTCGATCTGCTCAAGCGCAGTCTGGCCGTTATTCGCCAGGCTGTTCATCAGCCGTGAAAACGAGCCGGTAGCGACGTTAAGATCGACGGCGTTTGTGACGCCACCGCCCGCGGCTGCGACCGATGTTAGCATCCAGCCGCCGGCGCCGTCGGTTACTTCGAGGCGATTGGCGACCTGGCCGACGGGACTTATATGTCCATGCGCCGCGACCTCCGCCGTGTGATCTGCCAGGTCGCCGGCCACGGCCGTCACGCTCGACGTATCAGCTTTGTCATCGAGCATGAGATTTATCTCGCCGGTCGTATAAACATCTGCGCTATTGGCTTTCAAAGCCACACTCGCGGTAGTTGCGTAATCGGCCTGTGCCGTCAATATATCCAATTTTAGCGCGACGCTGGCGGTCGTGGCTTTATCGTTTAAAAGAGCGTCGGTTTCCAATTTCGTATAATAGGACGCAATATCAGCCGCGTCGAATTTAAGCAATAATTTGCCGTCGACTTCGCCGGTATCGTAATAATCGCCAAGTTTTAAATCGACCTCGGCCGTGGTATAATAATTGAGGAATTTAAGATCGATCTCGCCGGTGGTGTAAACATCCGCGCTATAAGCCTTCAGAGCGACTTCACCGGTTGTCGCGAAATTATTGTCGACGTATGTTTTATCCGCTTTTAACGCCACCTCGGCGGTCGTAGCATAATCAGCAACGATTCCGTCAATCAGCTCTTTCAGCGCGTTGAAATTTTCGCGGATCAGCGCCGGCGCCGCCGAAAGCAGTTCCGTGTTCGTCGGCCTGGTGCCGTCGAAAGTATAAGCCCACGCGATAAGCGGAACGATTAACGCTAAAGTTAAAACGAAGCATAAAAATATTTTTTTCACTTTATCACCTCTGATTTTTCAGGCCATACCGGATTATAAGGATTGCACGTTGCCGGGAAGTCACGCAGCGCCTGACGATAATTCCGCCAGGCTGTTTTCTGATCGTCCGACATCGCGGAATCCGCGAGCTGCGTCCAGTCCGTTTGTGTCAGGAGCTGGTTGCGTCTGTATCTTATGCCGGTCAGACACTCCGCGCGCGTCGGCGTCGGAAGCATCGTTTCGACGATCTTTAAATTTTCCATGCTCACTTTTCGCGTGTGCTGATTTGAAAGCGCGTCCTGCCATTCTTTTTCCGTAATGGCGATATTCGGCGTCGGTATATTCTTGCCGTGAATCTCGTCGGCGTAAAAGCCGAGAATTTTTCCTGTCTTTTCTTCATAATGTGCGTAGTATTGCATTGTTCACCCCTTAATTTCCGATCGCTATAACGTAGCAGCTTTTTATTGCAGTAGATCTATTAACCAAAACTACCCCGCTTTTGCTCGGAGTATAATATTCTATCGCGGCGCCATAAAAACCGCCGTTATCACCCGATGCCAGAGCGATCGAAAACCAATTATTTGGAAAGGCCAGGGCGAAGGTAAGGCTTTTATTTCCGCTATTCGCGGGGATATCTGTAACTAATCCCCAGTTAATGATCATGCCGTCGGCGAATTTTTTATAGCCGGTCGCGGCTATACTGGATGCCTCGCCGGTGTGCGTTGTATGAGAAGCTGCAGCGAAGGCCGCCGCGTGAAGGCCGTCGACCGTGTCTGCATTTGCGGCGTAAGCTGCGCCGGAGGCCGCCGGAACGGTTCCAGAAACCGCAAACGTTATTGTTTTATTGACTGTGTCCGGCGTTATCGTTATATTCGCGCCATCGAGTAGTTGTACCGAGTCCGTTTTTGACGTCGCAAAAATATGATAAAATAAACCTGCGTTTCTTACGATAAAATCGTAAAATGCGTTCTGATTAACCTCCGCGCCTGACGCCACTCCGTCGAGTTTGGCCTTGTCGGTATTCGACATAAAGCCGTCCGTCGAGGTCGTAGCGTCGTCGTGATCGTGGTTAACGCCCGCGAAATCCGCCGCATGGCTTCCGTCGAGCGTGTCCGCGTTCAGGTTTGTGTTGACCATTCCGTTATTTAACGGGATATTTCCGCTTCCATTACCCGGAGAATATCCCATTATTTTCTGTGCGTCCACGTTTCGGCCTGTTATCAGGCCTTCTAAATTAGTTCGAATATCGCCCGGCCCCAACGCGATATATTGATCGTCCGCCGGTTTATTTGCATCGTAAGCCATTAAAGCACCCCTTTATATTAATATCCCCGTGATATCCAGACTACTTCGCCGCCGACATCGTTTCCGCTCGGATCGTAGATCCTGACGTTGAAATTCGTGATGCTGGGCGTCCCACTTAACGTCGCGCGATCGCCGAGCGTCGTAGCAGAAGGCGCCACAGAAGGAGCCGACCAGTAAGTGTAGTTGTAATTTATGGTCGAGCCTCCGACCGCGACGGTCGTTTTTCCGTTTTTGATGGTGTCCGGAACGTCGATATTTATGGTGAATTGATTGACTTCCGGTGTTTTAGATCTGTCCGTGGTCGTTAAAGTAACCTTAAACTGGCAATATCGGAACGTAGCCGTGATAGATATAAACGGCTGATAGTCCGTCCAGACAACGTTATCATTGCTCAAACGATATTCAAGCAGCGCCGTCGTGCCGAGCGTTAAAAGCGTGCTCGAAACGAAATCAACCGCGATATTTGCCGTTATGCTTTTCCCGACGTCTTTGACCGTCGTTTCGTATGTGCCTGACGTAAAGTAAAATCCGATATCCGCAAAGGTCTGCAACGGATAACTTTGAAATGTGCCGGGAAGGTTCGAGAAACGCCCCTCTTCGGCTTCCAGTTTTAGAACCGACGCGCCGCCGATATCGCTGAACCGTGTCGTCGGCCAATCGCTGAACTTACCGCCCAGGGTTGAGTATTTATACTGCGATCCGCCGAATGCAGTATGCGCCTTCGTGCCGGTCTGAAGCGTTATTTCGTCGAAACTTAATATAACGTTTCGCGGCAGCAGATTAGCGATCGTAACCGACGCCCACGCCGCTTCCTGTGAATACCGGCCCGTCCGGTTGACCGCTTTGATCTGGAACGTCCTTGTCGTTTCTTTATCCGCCGTGAACTGAAACGCCGTTCCGGTGACACCCGTCGCAACGAGCATACCCGAATCGAACGTGCCGCCCTCGCGGATCTCATAACCTACAACATCGACGTCCGCCGATTTCGTCCAGGTCAAAAGAACGCTTTCGCCGTTCTGCATCGCTCTGAATTCAGTTACTTTCGAAGGCTCGAGCGTCGCCGAGTAAACGTAAAACTCTTCATCGCTTTCGAAAAGAGCGTTATTTCTGGCCCTTATTCGTATCGCGTATGAGTTCGACGACGGCGGGGTCCATATCAGCGAGTTTTCTTTTGTCTTCGCGATCAGCGTTGAATTTATCCAGTCGATACCGTATCGCACTTCGTATTCTTTCAGATCGCGGTCCATGTTCGCGTCCCAGGTGATGATCGCTTTCGAGCGGTCCGTCGGATCGGTCGTAACCGCTAAATTTTCCGGCTGATCCGGATTGAGCGACCATAACTGGCTGAACAGCGTCGCGCTAATGCAATAAATCGCCGCTTTTGAAACAGATTTGATCCAGAATTTATATGTCCGTTCCTCCGTGACCGTCGCGTCATAGAAGGTGCCGACCACGTTTCCGTAAACGAGCGTTCCATTTTCCCAGGAAGTCCCCTCGCGGATCTCGTAATGATTAACGTCACGCTCCGAAACGGGATTCCATGTCAACCTGACCGTTGTATGATCGTTTTCCGACTGCGTTCCGGTGAAGCCCGTAACGGTCGACGGCTCGATCGTGTATGCACCCGAGACGTTAAGCGTCGCAGAGTAATAGCCGGCCACGTTCTTCGCCCGGATCATAAAGTTATATGTGCCGCTCGCGCTCATTACATACGCTATGCTTGCCTCTTTAACGATGCCGACAAGCGTTCCGGTGGCCCAATCATAGCCGAGCCGAACTTCATAGCCGCTCACGTCAGCATCCGCGACCGCCGTCCAGGTAACGACCAATCTTGTGCGATCATTCGCGTCCTGGGCGATAACCGCAGCCGTCGGCGCCGCGCTTTCGAATTCGAACTGACCGGCCGCGCCGGCCTCCGTTACCGAGTAATGTCCGCCGAGCGTTACCGCCTTTATCCAGAAGCGATAATACCCGCCCGCGGGCAGCGCATAGGTGAATGAAGTCGCTTTCGTCTGCTGAATTACGGTCCCGTCAGCCCAGGTATCGCCGCGTCTTATTTCGTAGAAAGACAGGTCGATTTCCGTGAGAGCGTTCCAGGACAATAAAACTTGCGTTCTGTTGTACGGATCCACGACGACCGCGAATCCGGTTATGTCGGACGGTTCGACCGTTACGCTCACGCTTGCCGTCGCCGCGGTCGTCGATAAATTGCCCGATCTATCGACCGCATAAACGGTGAATACATGCGTTTTCGTTTCCGTCGCCGTGTATGAAAATGCCGTGTCGGTTAAGTAATTCGATACCTGAACGCCGCTTTCATATACCAGATAGCCGCGCAGATCGACGTTCGTTACGCCGGTCCATGCCAGCGCTATTTTGCGCTTGTCGTTCGGATCCTGAACGGCGGTTAAGGCCGTAACGTCGCTCGGCGGAAGATCCTTGCCGGTTACATAGCACGATGCCGATATAATGCCGGGTGAAAGAATATTCAGTTCGTTCAACGTGCATATTTTTACAACGTATGTCTCGAGCGCTTTCACGCCCATGATCGTTATAGATGTCTGGTCCGTCTCGCCCCACTTGAGCCAGTTAACATTATCGCGGGTATAAAATACATGAAAACTTTTCGCCTCTCTGTTGCGCGGAACGTTCCATGACACATATAAAACCGACATAGCCGTACCGTCGCGCTGCGCGTAAGTTTCCTGGCCGACCCGCAGATCGTAAGCGTCGATATATGGAGTCAGCGCGCTGTAACTGGTAGTCGGAACGTCGGTCGCTTCGGTATAAACTGCCTCGACATATTCGAGCGCCGTAATGCGCCTGGTTAAATCGCTCGCGCGCGTGATGTTGGCTACTCTGAAAGGTTTTGCTTCTACATCGATCTCGCCCAGGGTATAAACGTCGTGCTTCGCCGGTTCGGTCGCGAAATCGGTCGTTGTAGTCACCGTCGCGGTCGTGGTCTCGACGCCGAACTGGACAAGATTTTTCTGAACGATGGCGTCCGTGGCGCTCAATCTTACCAGGATCGAATAATCGGTTAAAGCCGCAAAAGTTATTGAACGATCCAAAGTTAAAATCCTGCCGACCACCGATATGATACGGCCGCCGTAGCCCCACTGTGGAACGTCATGCTGGACGAGAATAACATCGCCGACCTGGCACGCGATCGCATCGGCGCCGGCCTCGAATGAAACCGTTCTGGTCAAATACTTATTGAGCCGGAGCCTGTACGCCGCTTCTTTATATGCCTGGTCGAAATCCGTTATTCCGTCGAATGTGATCTGCGTCGGATGTTTTACCGTGGTCGACGTGTCGTATGTATCGCCGTAAACGGTTATAACGTCGCGCTCATAGTTTTTATCTTTATTATTGAAGGTGATTTCAAGCGAGTTCGCGCGGTCCTTCATCGGTAAAAATTCTTCGCGGAACGTGTCTTTTATGATGTTTCCGACGGTGAAAAGCTGAACCGGATCGGCCGCGCTGTCGCAGATCGCGCCGAAGCGCGTTCCTCTTAAAATAACCTTGCCGCGTCCGCAGTTTTCGAGTTCGCGCAGAGCGGTCCAGAGGTCCGTGGCTTTTTCCAGAAAGTAATTTACCTTCAGGCTCTTTGTGTCGCAGAAATCGCCCCAGTCTTTGAAATCCTGATAAATCAGTTTTTCTTTTGCGGCGCCGCGCACGATATATTGATATGCGGCCGCGTTGACGTTATATAAATATTTCGCGCGATGAATGAGATCGTAAGCCGCCCATGCCGGATTATCCGCGTCCTGCGTTTCATAGGCCAGCGTCGTCGAATTCCAAACGTAAACCGTCGAGCGCGTAGCCAGACAGGTGATGTTCGGCATTGAGCCGGAGAGTTGACCCGTCGCGAGTATCTTCATGCCGATGAGCGCTTTGCACGGGCGGACGAAATCGTCGTAAATTATCGATGAAAGATTCGTCCAGAAAACGCGAGTAACGTCGCGCGTGGTCGTGCCGCTTTTGGCCGTGCATCTGACGCGGACATCGTACTGATCGGTATCGACATTATCGACATTATCAACGCGGAAAACGCGCCTTATCGCCGACGTGCTGGCCGCGCCGATGGCTTTGCTCGTCTGAGCGCCGATCGTGATCGTAAACACATAGCCCGTGCCGCAGTATTGCGTTTCGGTAATATCGAAAGCTATATAGCCGTTCGTGTACCTGGTGCCGAGAACCGCGTCGGCCTTTGCGCCCGAAACGGATCCAACGACCGAGAATTTTTTAGCATAGCTTCCAGGCTGGCCCCAGTTGCCGCTTGTATTTTGTGATTCCGTGCATGTTATCGTCCATACCTCGGCGGCGGCGCTGATGCCGAGCGAAATATTGTATATCGGACCCGTGCCGGTATAAGCGACGCCCTGCTGAGTCATGGCCGTTATAAAGACGCCCGCGTCCCAGAAATTCGTCCATACTTCGTCAGCGGCCTTTTTATATTCAGCCTCCACGGTAACGCTTGCCGCCACTGTGGCGCCGTCATCGTTCACATGATAAAGCCCGCCCGGCATACTCAATTCAATTTCAAGGCCGTTGGCCGAATTGCCGTCGGTCTGATGCTCGACCCAATCCGCGGCGAGCTCGAGTTCGTAAGATAACGGCTGATCGGCGTAAGTGTCCAGAAAATTCAAGACCTTACCGCGATCGAAGCCTTCCTGATTGTTCGTTCCGAGCCTTACTTCATATAGAGGTTCCTGATAATTTTCAATCGGGTTGTCATTGATTTTAATTTCCGTGATGCTGTCGATCGGGCCGTCGCCGACGCATAAGACAAGGTTTAAATACTGCTTTTCGCCGTCCGAGCTGATGTGTTGTGATAATACGGTCATTGTCGGTCTGACGGTGCCGTAAATGATGCCGACGGCATGGCCCTGCCCCTGCAAAAGATAGCCGGGGTTCCACGAATAAGTTACGCTCTGCTGTTCGATATCTAATTCGGGTTTCGGCGTCATTCTCGATACGAGCATACCGCCTACCCACATTACGGCCATGGCGGCGAGATAACCCGCCCAGCTCCATGACCCCATAGCCAGAGCGCCGGAACCCATGAAAGCGCCGCCCGATACGACGGACCCGACGCCCATGGCAACAACCGAAAGCGCGATACCGGCGATCAGCGCGAGCGTGTTTTTGCCGCCGCCCTCGCCGCCCCGAATCGTCGGAGCCATAGCGATATACGAGCCGGCCGCGACCGGAAGGCCCATATTGTCAACGACATGGCCGTTCATGCTCAATATAATTTCGTTGCCGCTGTCCTGAAATCCTTCGTTTCTGGCGTAATCGCCTACCGTGGCGCCGGGGATATATTCAATCTGCTTTATTTCGCGATCCGAATGATTGAACGGATTGCTGATCTTTATAAAAGTGACTTTATGGTTCTGGTTTTTGTTCATTTTGTAAAGCCTCCGGCCCTGGTATATAATATCCCTCGATTATTCTCCGCCAGGCCGGTGAGTCAACGCGATCGATATTCACGCCGATTTTAAGCCTGGTGTGTATGAACCGTCCTCCGCCGATGTAAACGCCCACGTGATTGCATAAAGTTCCGGTATTGAAACGAATCACGACGAGCGCCGGAACCGGAATCTCTTCCATTTCGTCAATGTGTTTCCAGAACGGCCGATTGATGTTAATTTCCGAATTAATGACGCTCGATTCCGTGCAGCCGATTTTATAATCCGGAAGGCTCACGCCGTGTCTCCGGAAGACCTCGAGCGCGAGCCCCCAGCAATCGAAACCCGTCTTTTTGTCGCGCCCGCCGTCGACGAACGGAACGCCTATGAGATCGTTTGAATCAAACATATAAACCGCCTGGTATTGAAGGCTCGCCGCCATAGCGGGCCGAATTAGCGCGATCGCGGCATTGCAAAAGCGTTTTCTGGCATGTAGCATGATCCAGCTTTTCAGCCGCACTCACGCCGCATTCTATACTGCCGTATTCGAACGGGCAGAAGTTTTTCAGCATTCGTTTTTCGGGCCGTCTGGCCATGAGCGGATAGCCCGCGCCGAGCGAGAAAGTAACCCATTGAGCGTCGGCGCTGCTGTCCGTTATTTCAAAACTTTCCTCGAGCTCGGCCGTGGTCGAAGCGAGGTTTTTCGAATGCACCACAAAAAGCGTGACCGTCGCGCCCACGCCGCCGTTACCCTGCTCGAGATAGTATTGAATTATCCTGGTCACGTTCGAAACTCTTATCGTAACGGACGGCAATTCGCCTTTTCCGTCCTCGCTCACGTCGTCCAGGTCGAAAGGAAATGCGGACCATGTATTACCGCGCCAGGTTATATCGTCGGTGTTACGAACGAGCCTCAGCGTGGTCGCCGGAGTCGTTAAAACGATCTCGAGTAAAACTAAAAATACGCCGTCGGTCGATATCGAATTTTTTTCGACGATAGCCGCAGCCGAAAGGCTCAACATGGCCGCTCACTCCCTTTCTTATACTTCCCTTAAACCCACTGAAACGCTGTAATAGTTATAGTCAACCAGCTCGACGGTCGGCGGGCCGATAAACCGGCATTCGATCGTCGTGCTCGTGATTGGATGCGTCCAGTTAAAGGCCAGCGCCCCGCCGGCGGTCGTTGTGTTGTAAAACGTTTCGAGTGACGTGAAATCCGTCGCGGTCATGCGCGACCATTTAAGCGAATAGCCGGTGCGCCGCCTCGTAAAGCGCGCGCGCGTCTGTTCCACGCCGTTTTCGAATTGCGATCTTATTATGGCGTCTTCGAGAAGCGTTTCGAGCGGATACCGCGGCGCCGCGATCGTGGGAAAATTCGTTGACATCGTTTTTTACCCCCTTGCCCCTGCCATTGCAGTTCTCAATCCGCCGATATTTTTAGTGTATGCGTCCATGAAAACGCTCACGATATAACGCTGACCGTCAAACTTCGATTCCTGACGAACCTCAGCCTTAACGCCCGTGTTGTTGACTACGTTTATAACTACCGGCGATGATCCGCCGCCTAAAGCATGATTCGGAACGATAGAACCGTTAGCGGACGGCACGAATAACTCGGGCCCGCGCTCGCCGACGATATACGGAGTGTTGCTGTAAACGGGACCGCCTTCGGCCTTGAATAATCCGCTAATCAATGAGAATAAACCGCCGCCGGAATCGTTTGAGCTTCCGCCGCCGAGCATGCCAGAGATGATTTTTTGAGTAAACGCATTCGCGAGAGCGTTCGAAATGGCCCGCGCCACGCCCTTCAGAAACGAATTAATATAATCGCCCAAACTTTTTAATTCGCCGGTCATGGCGTCGAAAAAGAAATCTTCAAAGGCGCTTTGCATTGACATAGCCGTTCGCCTTCCGACTTCTTCCATGTTTTCAGCCCAGGTGCCGAAAGATTTTGAAGTTTCCTCGAGGCCTTTAAAAAAGCCGCCGCCCGCCGTAGTTGACGGAATCGCGTCTTTAATATCCGCTAACTCCCTTAATATTTTTATCCGTTCTTCAGCGTTTAACTTTTCGTCATTGAGCTGTTGTGTAAGGGATTCGCGCCGGCTTAACATTTCAGCGCGATTTATCTGGTCTATTTCTTCCTGCGTTTTCCAGCCTAAATCGATTTGTAATTGATTGCTTTCGATAAGCATTTCGAAATTTCGGGCGTCCGCATCGCGCTTCTTTTCGTCGCGTTCTTTCTCGAGTAATGTCACCTGGCCGTTGTACCATTTGTCCAGCTCGAGCTGATCCGAAGCGTCTTGAAGGCGTTCGTCACGCTCTTTCGCCAGTTTTTCGACTTCAATCTGATATTCAGCGTCAGCCAGAGCCTTTTTATCGCCGAGCAGTTTCGCGGATATGATCGCGTTTTCGTTTTCGATTTCGCGGAAATTATCTTCGAACGATATAAACTCATCGTCACCCGCGCCGCTGCCGCCTCTGGATCTGCCGCCGCCACCGCCGGATGCGCCGGAGCCTTTATAACCGCCGACGCCCGCGCCGGACGCTGCCAGATCATTTTTCCCTTTAAGTTCGTCGGATCTTTTAGTGACGATGCTTCGCGTTTTTTCGAACCGGTTCTGTTCCGCTTTGAAATCAACGGGCGGGACGTAACCGGCATTTATGTTGACTCCCGGCATTACGCCAGCTTTTATTTTTTGAGTTCCGCCAATAACGACCGTGCCGTCAGAGCGGGTTGCCACATCGCCGGAGCCTTTGGCCCAATCCGATTTAGGCTGAAACATATCGGAAAGGCCGGCCATCGATTTTCCGATTTCGTCTATAATTCCTAAATAAGAAAGAATCGTGTCAACGACAGACTGCATTTTATCGCCGGCCATCTTAATTATCTGGTCCATTATTTCGCGGATCGTATTATAAACGCCTTTGAAAACATCAAAAACGGCCTTGCCAAGAGGACTTAACGACGAACGAGTATCGCCGACGCATTCATCCCAGCCGCTCTGAATAAAATCCCAGGCCGCTCTTAAAATTTCATATATGAAATCAACGGTGCCGGTAAACGACTCATTAACGGCGTCGTAAATAGCCTTGCCGGTTTCAACGAATGCGGAAGCTAAATCTGTTGCTGATTTTTCGAGTTCTTTCCAGCCTTCGTTCGCGACAACTAAAATAGCGTTACCCAAAGATAGAAACGTTTCAGTCGCAGCAACCAGAACATCATTTAAAAGAATAAACGCCCCGACAACGGCCGGATTCGAAATTGCCCTGGCGAATAATTCGAAGGCTAACATTACCGTGTCGCCGAACATCGCGAATGCGGGCGTCCAGGACTTGAATATTTGTTCAATGACGCCGAAAGCGGTCTTTATTTTTTCCTGCCATTCCATAGGGACCATTTCGTCGAATACTTTTGCGAGCCCGCCTTCGCGGATTGTTCGCGCCAGGCCGGCCGTTATATCGCCGATACCCTTCAGGCCTTCTTTCGCTATTTCGAATATGGGTTTTCCGACCTCGCCCAGGATCGTCGCGGTCTGATCTTTGACATTCGAAAACAACTGTTCATAAGTGCCCTGCTGTGTTTCCATAGCGCCTTTGAACTTTTCGTTCATGCCCTTGATCAGCGTGTCAACGACTTCGTTAACGTTTTTACCGGATTTCTGAATTTCCTCTATCGACATTCCATAAGCGTCTTGAAGTATTTTGGTAGCGCCCACGCCGCGGCGGTCGAGTTCCTTCAGATTCTGTGCGTCGATCTTGCCGGCGCCGCGCATCTGAGAGATCGACATCACGATATTTGATATCTCGCCGCCGCTCAATCCGGCGTTCGCCGCTGCGTTGCCGACGGCCTCGAGGGCCGGCAGTATGTCTTTTGCCGCCCAGCCGAGGCCAAGCATCATTTTAGAAGCCTGTTGAAGCTCCGGAAAGTCGAAAGGCGTAGATTCTGCGAAGGCCTGTAATTGATTTATAAAAACAGCCGCGGCATCTTTGCTCCCGAGCATATTTTCGAACGATTTCCGCGCGGTTTCCATCGTTGCGTTAAAATCAATAAAGGCTGATTTTGCATTGTTTAACCCGGCGCCGAACGCATACATTGCCGCCTGCGCGCCTATGAAACCCATTGCCGAACTCGCGGCGGAGGCTAAACCGCTCGAAAGCGACGAAAGCCCTTTGCCGGCATTATTAACGGAAGACAAAGAGTCGCGTACCTGATTTAACGCGGCAGAAGCGTTATCTATCGCCTGTATTTGTATCTGGATGTTGTTCATTTGGTTTCGCCTCCCTGGCTTTCGTTATTACCGCCCATTCGACGGCCTGAAGCGCTTTAAGTTTTTCGTGATCGATCTCGATTTCGAGAATTTCGGCTATTTTAAAAACGGTATTGTAGTCCAGTCCCATGACATCGCCCATCGCGCTTATTTTCCATTGCGTAGTTGAGGCCCGCAGAAGCTCGTAAACGTCTAAATTTTCTTTATCGAGCGTCGGCGGGTTATGTTCGCATCCTTCGCAGGGCGCTTTTTCATTTGTCCGGGTAAATGATAACCGGCATTGCACGCAATATGCGGCCCGCTTTGAATCGGTTTCCATTACCCAGACTTTGGTTAGTTTTTTATTGATTCGGGGCCGCGATATGCGCGGGTATAAGTGTCCGTGGCGAGTTTGACGAGTGCAGAATATTCCATGTCGTCGGCGCCGTTCAGCTCGGAATATACATGATCGATGATCCAGTCGACGAGTTCGGCGTTTTTATCCGAGCCGCCGCCGTTTAATGCCGGATCGAGTTCAGCCGCGCGTAATTCTTTTATCTGCTTTCTGGTCATGGATTTTACTTCGGGAATAGTGTTGTTATTCGCCATTTTTTTTAGATCTCCTTATAAAATTTAAGGCCCGAATTTCTCCGGGCCTGTAATTCACTTCTTATTTAATTTTTATCTGTGGTTTAATAGTCGATGGTCGTGTTTTTCAGCGTGACCACTACGGCGGAGGCGTCTGCATCGTTGGTGTAGAAGCCGCGCCATGCGAGATTGACCATTGCGCCGACGGGACCGGTTACGACAGGGTCCGTCACTTCGTACTGGATTTCGGGGAACTCGAACGATAACGAGGTCACTGTATCTTTGGTGTAGATGACTTCGAGCGAGCTTTCCGTCGCGTTGATGCCCTTGTTCAGCAGCGTGGCGTCGGTGAAG